CCACAACTGGTGGGATTTCACGTGCGACCACATGAAAGAGGAGGGGCACCACAAGCATGGCTTCTACATAAACGACATCCGGTTCAGTGGATTCTGGTCGCAGGGTGATGGCGCTAGCTGGTCCGGGGTGGTTAAATTGAAGGAGTGGGTAGAGCACACGTTTAACACCACAGACAAAGAACACCCGCTGACTCAGATCTTTCTGGCGCTGCTCGATGAGGGGTGGATAACTGAGCGAGTGTCTGTGTTATACGACAACAGCCGCTACTGCCATGAGAACACGATGGACGTGGAAAACATCGACCACTACTACCGCCTTGACGAGTCAGTAATGGAGATGGGGATGTTCAAAGGCGCGGAGGTAGGCGAGCTAATCAAACTGCTGGGCGAAACACTAGCCACGCTAGACATGCGCCTAACCGAAGACTGCAAAGCCTTCGCCCGTGAGGTGTACAAACAACTTCAGGAGGACTACGAAAGCCAGACAAGCGACGAATCAGTAAGCGAAACATACGATGCAAACCAAGCGTGGTTCCGTGAGAACGGACGCTTCCTCACGCTAGGCGACTAGCAGCTAACCAACTAACCAACACTCACAAACATCTTAAGGAGAACTACCATGCAATGTAAAATCAGAAACACAGAACGTATCATGGGGTACAACCAAGCCGCGCGGCATTTCGAGACTACAAAGAAACCACGCAGCGTGCGCTGGGGTGAGGACGAACGGCCGCTATATAACACACGCTCACACCACTACCGCCTAGTCAAAGGCTCAGACGATTACGCGACGTACTACGATCTCGTGCTTTACTCAACTTCAATGATCCGCTACTACAAGCCAGAGGCCAACGGGGATAGCCGCGTGCTAGTGCGTGGGCATAACAAGTCAGCATCGCACCAGTTCCTGTGGTGGAACGGCTATGGCCCGCACAAAGTATTTCGCTGTATCGACAGCGCTGGTGAAACGCGGGAAGGTAGGTTGCTGCTCAGCTGCGCTGTAGCTAATGGGTGGGGGGCTAAGTTCGGTATACCAAGGGACTGGTCTGCTGATCTGACCTTTATTGGCACGAGTGAGGGGTTCAACCCGCTGATAGACCTGACCCGCAGCAAGCATATACCCGTCTACAAGGCAGCATCAAGCGCAGAGGATAAGGCCAAGCGCAAGCACCTGAAGGGTCTGGTCGACCCCTGGATCGAGCTGCTGGGCTACCGCCTTGACGAGTACCTGAACACAGAGATGACAACCCACAACAGATGGAGCCTGAGAAACGCGGGGGCTTCGTTCACGTCTGCACTTGACCTGATTGACTACAACGAGCAGGACACAATTAAGACGGCGTTGCGCGACGCGCTGAGCGAAGGCGACACTATCTTTATGGATAAAGAGGAGTTCTGCACAGCCATGACCAAGTTCGGCCATGCTGTAGCCACGCACTTGCAAGGCGTTAAGGAGAACAAGGTTGAGCACAGGTATAACTACAAAACGAGCCGTTACGAGCCGCAGAGCGAGGTCGAACCAGTCACCCGCGCTGACTTCCGCAAGTCTATGGAGTCGCACCTGATCTCTATGCTCAACCTGCGTGAAGGCTCTGCGCGTGTGGACATCGGCCAGTTCCCTGAGTCGATACCCCGCAAGTATTACTGGTAATGGGCGGTGGGACTACGTGTCCCACCTATTGTATAACATTTGATTTTTGTAGTAGTATGTAGTTAATTAAGCAGCACTTTTGTATGACAACTTATCTAGGAGAACTACCATGCAACAACTTCTTTCGTTTACTCAAGTCGTTAACCTTATCAAAGCAGTCGGCGACAAGCGCACAGTTATTGTCGAGGGCGAGAACGGCATCGGCAAGACAGCCCTGTTCCATGCACTACGCAATGACCCCAAGTTCAGCGACCACATCGCTGTCGATCCTGTTGACTGCACCCAACTCTCCGATGGTTCTGTCTGGATGCCGGACATCGACAAAGAGAATGGCATCTCCCGTGAGCTGCCCAATGAGCGCTTCGGTGTCAACCTCCACAACCAGAAGGGTATCAACGGCGCCAAGCCTGCGCTTGTGTTCCTCGACGAGATTGCCAAGGCCCCACAGTTTATTAAGAACGTGCTTGCCCCTATCGTGTACGAGCGTCGTGTCGGTAACTACCACATGCCCGAGGGCAGCGTTGTGTTCTGCGCTACCAACCTAAGTGTCGAGGGTCTGGGCGACAGCATCCAAGCCCACCTGCGTAATCGCCTGACCTTCGTAAAAATGCGTAAGCCTAACGCTGACGAGTGGATCAACTGGGCAGCCGATGCCGGCGTAGCCCCAGAGGTTATTGCGTTCGTGCATATGTATCCGCAGGTTATGGATAGCTTCATGGACTACGAGGATGGCGGTAAGTACCACGGCAAGCCTGTCGAGAAAGACAACCCGTACATCTTCAACCCTCGTGCTAGCCAGATTGGGTATGCCACGCCACGTTCGCTCGTTGCTGCATCGGACATCATCAAGGCAATGGACAGCTTCGACACCGAGACGCTTAACGCTGCCCTGTCGGGTACTGTCGGTGAGTCTACTGCGGTGGATATGTCTGCGGCCGTACGCTTTGGTCGCTCTCTCCCTATATATGAGCGCGTTGTTAACGATCCGGAAGGTACGGAAGTACCCGACAACCCGACTGCTCAGATCGTGCAGACGTTCCAATTCGTGACCCGCACAAGCAACCGAGATGAAGCCGAGGCTGTTACCAAATACGTTCAGCGCATGCGTAACGAGATGCAGTCGTTGTTCGTCAATACAGTCGCACGCTCTACCCGCATCGCTCAGTTCGCTACTGTGCCTGCGTTTGGCAAGATGTTGGCTGACAACAAGAAGTACCACTAAGGAGGCGTTTATGTACGAGTACAAAACGTACAACACAGCGCGTTTCTTTATCGAGGAGGGGTATTACTCGATCGAGGAACTGGAGGCGCTGATTAAGCAACTCAAAGAAGCAAAGCGTATGCAAGACGAAGCCTTGCGTAAATCAATTGGGGGTGTGAAATGAGTAGCGTAATGAGTTGGAAGAAGATGAGTCTTCAAGAAAGACTTACCGCAGTAGCGATTGACATAATGAGCCACGCTGACTTTGCCCTCGTAGGAGGGCTACTTGTTATGGGCAAGCGCGAGCTTAAGCCCGGGCTGCGTACTGCTGCGACTGACGGTCTCAACATGTACTTTGACCCTGAGTTCATTGAGATCCAATCGCGTGAGCAACTGCGCTATGTAATGATTCACGAGGCTATGCACATCGGCCTGCGTCATTGCGTGGCCTATCCGGAGGTGTGCAAGAAGTATCCGCAGCTCTCCAACATGGCGATGGACTACGTGGTTAACGGGTTCATCGAGGAGGCAGACCCTCATCGTAAGTGGGCTTCTCATCCAACCAGTGTCAAGCCTCTGCTTGACCCCAAGTATTTTGGATGGTCGTTTCTCGAAGTTCTGCATGACCTAAAAACCAACCCGCCGCCGGAAAGCAGCGAACCGATGGACGAGCACATGCAAGGCACTGACTCAGCCACAGGGCAGATGACCGAAGCCGAGGCCAAGCAAGTCGAGCAAGCCATTGATGACGCCATGCATCAGGGTGCTATTGCCGCGCAGAAGATCGCCGGTAAGGGTAAAGGCAACAACCCGCTTGAGAAGTCGTTGCACAAGCGCGACACCAACTGGAAGCAACACCTGCGTGAGTTCTTTGAGCAGATCATACAGGGCGACGAGTACAGCCGCTTCTGCCCGCCGAACAAACGCATGCTAGCTTCTGGCTTCATCATGCCTAGCCACTTCGACTTAGCTACTGGCGAGATCATTGTGGCATGCGATACCTCTGGCTCTATGTATGGGATTTTACCCATCGTTTTTGGAGAAATAGCACAAATTTGTTCATCGGTTAGGCCCGAACGGGTCAGGGTTATCTGGTGGGACGGAGAAGTTAATTCAGAACAGGTGTTCTTGCCGCATGAGTACGAGAAGATCGCTCAGTTGGTAAAGCCTGTAGGTGGTGGCGGCACACGCGTGTCATGCGTAGCTGAGTACGTTCGTGAGAAGCAGTACAGACCCAAGGCTGTGATTTACCTGACCGACGGGTATATCGAGTCCAACTACGAAGTGTCGGGTGTAGGACAGGTGTTATGGGGCGTAGTGGATAACGACCGCTTCGTGCCAAGCAAGGGTAAGGCAGTACGTATTTATTCGGAGGTAACAATATGAGTGAAGAAGCAGCAGTGAACGCTATGGCCGCGCAAGTGGTGTACGGCGATGACGAACTGAAGGAGGACATGAAGAAGTTTATCCGCGACACTGTTTATGAAGATAGCGGCACCATTGGGCGTATGGCGATAGTAAACAACGCCCGTGAAATCGAGAAGATCGTGGCTCGGTATCTCGGCAACAAACTAATCAACGATCAATACTAATCAAGGAGAAGCATCATGCAAGACAACCAAGTGCAACAACCAATCGTAATCACAAAGACAATCGCTAAGGCCGTTGAGCTGCTCAAAGCATCGGGCGCACAGTTCAAGGTTATCTCACCGAACGGAGACGAGTTCGGAGAACTGGAGGTAGCGCCTGCCAAGGGTAAGAAAACATTTCGCTTCGGGCGTGGCGAACTTAGCTGCATCTATAAGCCGACTCTTGAGACGCTTAAGGTAGGTGAGGTGGCAACGATCAAGAACCCTGATCCTAACAAGTTCGACATCGAGGACATCCGATCAAGCGCTTGCTCGTGGATCAGTAAGAGTTGGGGTACAGATGCGCACACTTCAACGATAGACCGCACATTCGATGTGTTGGAAATCCTGCGTATCAAGTAATGAGAAAGGGAGAGTGGTATATGCACGCCGATGACTTCGGCGTGTACTCCCTGCTTAGGGTAGACCGCATTAGTACGGACAAGATTTTTTCCGATACTTTGCACTACACCCTATACCGCAGGGACTTAGCGTTCATACCATTTGAAGCAAGTACAAGCCTTCAGGTGCTGCTGGCGTGTGAACCAACCAAAGTGCCTGCCAAAACAGCACGCGACTTAATTAAGCTACTACAAAGGAAACTACCATGACACAAACAAACAACACACGTTATAACATCGACACCTGCTCGATGATCGTTGAGTTCAACGCCTCGGTGTGGACTGCACGCAAGCTAGATAAGGGCGTAACCGATGAGGTGGTACACACCAAGAACGCTGGCGCCAAGGGCGCAGCACGCGTTAATAAGAATCTACTCGCCGGCCGCAACGAGCTGGACGTAATTCAGAAACACGTTAACGCGGTACGCAACTACGTATATACGCAGACTCTTCCGTGGTCTGACTCAGGCCAGCGCCTGCTGCCGACTACCAACTTCATGGAGTTCAACGCCCGCCTTGACCAAGAGAACGACAAGTTCTGGCAGCTAGTCAACGACTTCGTGGACGTGTACCCGTCGCTCATTACAGCGCAGGCTATGGCTCTTGGCGATATGTTCAACCGCAACGACTACCCTAGCCAGAACGAGATCGCTCACAAGTTCGACTTCGCCGTTGGCTTTCTGCCCGTCCCTACGTTCGGCGACTTCCGCATTGACGTGGGCAATGCAGCGCAAGCTGAGCTGCAAGAGAAGCTAACCGCACTCACAAGTGCGCGTGTAGACGCGGCGATGCAGGATGTTAAAGACAGATTAAAAGAGCACCTCAAGCGCATGTCTGACCGGCTTACTGTGGACTATATCAACGGCGAGGCTGTTACCCGTAAGTTCCACAACTCGTTGGTAGAAAGTGCGTTCGAGCTATGCGACATGGTTAAGTCGCTCAACATCACGGGCGATGAGTCGCTGGAGTCGGCACGCAAGGGGCTAGAGTTCGCTCTGGTCGGTGTCGATACCAAGGAACTGCGCGAGAACATGGCAGTTAGAACCGATGTTAAGGCTAAGGTCGATGACATCCTGTCTAAGTTCGCATTTTAAGGAGGTAGGTATGAAGATCATAGTTGAGAAGGCGGTAATAGAGCAGGCGTTGGAGGCTTTGGAAAAGACAGGGATAGAAGGTACGTGGCTCCTCCACGATGAAGCCATCACCGCCCTGCGAGAAGCGTTAGCCGAGCAAGCAGAGCAGGAGCCGTCATGCAACCAACACCCAGACGCGCCTCACGGATTTGCCCGCAATGCCAGCCATAACGCGGGTCGTTATGTTTGTGAGTGCGAAGGGTGGGAACCAGAGCAGGAGCCGGTGTTGCGTTACGCCCACATTAAGTGTCCTGTGTGTGACGTTGAAAATCCCGGCATCCACAAATGCGCCGCCCCTGTCCGTACAAAAGACCTGACTGGTGAAGAAATTGAACGGATTTTGACGGAACAACCAAATGGCGAACACATGAACCTACATTGGTTTTATAACGCTGCACGTGCCGTCATTGCCGCTGATAGGGAGAAGAATAAATGACAACGAAACTAGAACAAGCCGCACGACAGGCGTTGGAGGCTTTGGAAGTATCTACTGATTGGGATATATGCGCTAGAGGAAAGCAGCTTCAAAGCATGAAAGCCATCACCGCCCTGCGAGAAGTATTTGCGCAGCCGCAAGTATCAGACTACGACCGTGAATTCTGGGGAGATGGGCAGCCGCAAGAAAACACAGCCAGATGTGGTGGATGCAACAAAACCGCTGAAGATGGCTGGGCGTTGTATTGCGTTGAGTGTTGGGAAAAAGCGCAGCCGCAGGACAATCTAAACTGCAAGTCGGTACAGGCACGTCTGGCTACATCATGGGGTTACGTGTTACCTGAGGATAATACAAAATGAACGACCAACAACATGCCAAATTAAAGGAAAAGACCAATGGATAAAGACGAACTAATCGACATATGGCGAGAAGTTGTATTAAAAAACACAACAAATGGTTCTTGCAATTTTCAACAAGCAGCTATTGATTTTGCAGAACTAGTCGCTAAACCTTGGGTTGAAACCAACAAGGCGCTGGCTAATGAAATTATTGAGTTGCAAAAGCAAGCAGAGCAGGAGCCGGTGGCGTGGGCAACTTTCAAAGCGTCAGAGTTAAGTGAAATTGCTAAACGAATAGATGCTGATGATTCTGAAGGCATAGATTCATGGTCGTGGCGAATGGGTGCGTTGTGGGCGGAACAAAGGTTGCAGAAACTTAACGCCGCCCCTGTCCGTACAAAAGACCTGACGGATGAGGAACTTAATGCTATGTGGTACGGCAACACAAAAGACGGATGGCTCGGTTTGTTCCGTGCCGTCATTGCCGCTGATAGGGAGAAGAACCGTGGATAAAGAGCAATTAGAAAAGCTGATGGATTGGATTGATGCTCGTATTGATTACAAAATTGAAAACGCTTTTGGTAGAGATTCAACGCATGAATACATACGGGAAAATGACATTAAGCAAGAGCTGTTAGCTTTGTTTGGAGAAAAACTGTGACACAAGATGAAATCATCCGCATGGCGCGGTTGGCTTGTGCGCCAAACCAGACGTTTAACAGCGATGAAGAATGGGTTAAACGATTTGCCGCCATAGTCGCTGCCAATGAAGCAGAGAAATGGAAAGCCGAGAACAAACGCGATTACGAGAACTGGAAAATGGCCGCAGAGAAAGCTGCTGAATGTGAGCGTGAGTCGTGTGCAAAGTTATTTGAAGGAAAAGTAGGACAGGCAGACTTGCGTGACATAGCCGCAACCATCCGAGCAAGGAGTAAGCCGTGAAACAAACCGCAATACCCGAAGGCACGAAGTGCCGATCGTTCGGCTGTAGCAAGAAGGCCGACACAATAATCACTGACAGTAAAGGGCGCAGGCAGTATTGCTGCGCTGCACACGTAGGCAAACGACCAATTAAGGAGAAAACAAAATGAAAAAAATTATCGTGCTATGTATTGCCCTAGCCGCAACCTCGGCGTATGCTTTCTGCACAAATTACACGGTGCTGAGCCCTGACGGCAGAGTTGTTTTCTGTAACAAGTGCTGCACTCCAGATGGAAACTGTCAGGTGTACTGTAACTAGAATGACAAACGGGTATAGAACGCATGTGCATGAGGACGATAGGCCACCTCGCACCTGTTCGTGTTGTAGAACCCAGCAGCCTGCTAACAACGGGCGCTGGGTCGAGTTCAATGGCGGGCTTAACCGCCGTTGGGTGTGCGCCAAGTGCGTGAAAATTAACGGAGACTACAATGAGCAAGATTGATTTCGATGAGATGCGGGATAACCGCTACAACCATCACCTGCTAACCGGAGGCCCAGCGCAGGGTGGGCTGACCGTTCTGGATGAGTTCGCTAAAGCTGCGCTGCAAGGCATGTTGGCTGAGAACGGGGGCGGCGCACTTGATAACAGAGAGTTAGCTGTTGTGGCCTACGCAGTAGCCGCAGACATGCTCAAAGAGCGCACCAAACGAAACGCTGCACAGGCTATAACAGCACAAGGCGTAACGGGGAGGTCGTATGGCTAGTACACCGGAAGGCTTGGTTAAGACAAAGATCAAGAAGATATTGAACGAGTACGGGGCGCTGCACTTTAGCCCGTATATGGCAGGCATGGGGAGCGCTGGGGTGAGTGACATCATCGCGCTGTACAAGGGCGCGTTCATTGCCATCGAAGCCAAGGCTGACGCAACAAAGAAGCCTACCGAACTACAGAAGAAGTTTCTAGGGCAGGTCGAGTCCAATGGGGGGATAGCGTTTGTTATCCACAAAGACAACCTAGGTTTATTACGCATGATGCTGGAGGACATGACAGATGGCCACACACAATGACATAACTGGCGACGCGCTTGTAAGCAAGCGCAGCAACGAGAACTACCGCAGTAACTACGATCGCATCTTTGGAAAGAAAAAGGAGAAAAGAAATGCTGGGGCAAGAACTAATGACGCTGTTGTACCCCTCGAGTCGGTATCAGGTACCGGATGCGCCGGGGAGGCTTATGGAGCTGGGGCTGACTATACCGAAGAATCAGGATCCGAAAGCTAAACGCGCCGACAGAGGGACGCGCACCAATAACTACGGGCTTATAGTGCAGGCGACGCGAGAGTTCATAACGACCGAGTGGACGACAGCGCCAGCGCTAGCCAAGGTACTGACGCAGAAGATGAAGAAGAGCATTGTGGCGCCAGCTGTGCGCTCGAACCTGAACCGTTTGGTTGCAGAGGGTGAACTCCGCTCTAAAAAGGTAGACGGCGTAACGTACTATTCGAGGCTGGTATGCCTCCGGTAGAAGACCATGAGGTGCATGCGAAGGTTAAGGTAGACAGTACGTTTCGGTACGGGTGTAACAGCACCCGTAATCCAAAAACAGCGTACGGCTACTATGCTCCTGACCGACGATACCGACCGGATGGCACGTTCTACGTAGTGCAAACGTTCATACCCCATGTTATGTCCAACCAGTGTCGTACCTTCTATTTGTGGAACACAGACCCGGCTTGCGCCGACTGCAAACGAGAGCGTGACACAGAATACGCAGACAGGATGAAAGGCCTAGCATGAGCGACGCTGGAACAATTTACGAGACACTACGCTCCATATCACCCCCGCCTTGCGAGAAATATGTATGCAAGCATTTCAACCAATGTGCGGAGGAGCTGCTGGCTTGTAAAGCGTTCCAGTTCTACACAACGACGGGTAGGGCGGTCGATCCAAACAGCTCTAAAAACGAAGCCCCAACGCACGCTATGTACAAGCGTATTTACGTAGTGAAAGAAACAACGGGTGGAGCAAATGACTAAACGTATCGGAGTTAAAGGAGAAATACTGATGGACACAACGCATGACCTTATCGCAACGCTTGAGCAGGAAAATCGTCAGCTGCACGCGCGCAATCAACGCCTAGAGAAAGAGTTGGAGGCCGTGGAAAGCAACGCCGTTACTGAGCTGCGCGACAAGCTGGATATGGAGGACGAAGATAAGTTCAAGGCCTTCCGGTTGGCTACAAAACTTGTTGCTGAGTGCTTCAAGAAAAACGGAACCAAAGGGGTTCTCCTAACCGCGGCGGGGGACAAGATCACTGTCGTATCTATGAACGCTGAAATTAAAGACCTGATAGAAATGACAGGCTCGACATGCGAGAGGTTGCTCGACGCAATGCAAACCATGCAGGACGAAAACCGGGTGCTTAACTAATGACGGCCTTTAACTTCGACGGCGCGCCTTTCACGCGCATACTGGTGCTGGACTTTGAAACACGTTGGGACAGTAAGTCCTACACATTGAGCAAGCTAACCACAGAAAGCTACATCAGAGACAAGCGGTTCAAGTCTTATGGTGTCGGCTACAAGTGGTACGGAGATAGCTATGACAAGATCTATTGGGTTAGCGGTGGGGATCAGCAGGCGTTCTTTGATCGGATCGACTGGGCGAGCACAGCGGTGCTTGCACACAACGCGCAGTTCGACTGCGCGATTCTCTCGTGGGTATACGGTAAGAAACCAGCTTTCATTTTTGACTCCCTCAGCATGGCGCGCGCGCTGCGGGGTATTGAAGTGGGTAATAGCCTTGCCAAGCTCGCGGAAGAACTACACCTACCAGAAAAGGGTAGGGCAGTACACTCAACAGACGGCCTGCTCGAGCTTACGCCACCCATCGAGAAAGAACTGGGCGGCTACTGCAAGCACGACGTGTTCCTCTGTGAAAAAGTATTCGATCACCTCGTGGTTGGGTATCCGGCCAAGGAGCTCCGCCTTATTGATCTCACCCTCAAGATGTTCACCAACCCATGTCTCGAACTCGACGAATCTACTCTGGTTGAAGCAATCCACGAAGAACGAGAGCGACGTGAGGGACTGCTATCGAAACTCGACATTGCTGAAAGCGACTTGGCTAGCAACGACAAGTTTGCAGCTATATTGCGCAAGCTTAGTGTGGAGCCGCCTCTCAAGAAAAAGAAGGCCACACCCAAGACTCCGAACCCAACCGGTTTCACATACGCGTTTGCAAAGAACGATGCGCTCTTTCAAGCACTACTCAACGGGGACAACGAAGACGTGGCACTCCTATGCGAAGCACGTCTTGCGGTTAAATCGACATTGGAACGGACGAGAGCACAGCGCTTCTTAGACATCAGCCGCAGGGGTACGCTACCTGTACCGCTCAACTACTACGGCGCACACACAGGCCGGTGGTCAGCATCCAAAGGTTCGGGTATTAACCTACAAAACCTTAAGCGGGGCAGCTTCCTACGCAAATCAATCTCAGCGCCGGAGGGTTACAGCCTGATCGTAGCCGACTTGTCGCAGATTGAGCCACGTGTGCTAGCGTACTTGTGTGACTACCGGGATCTGTTGCAGATCTTCTCGTCGGGGGACGATGCCTACTCGCTGTTCGGGCGGCAGATGTTCGGTGTACCTAACCTCAACAAGAAAGATCACCCTGACCTACGCCAGTCTGCCAAGGCAGCGCTGCTGGGTTGTGGGTATGGCATGGGGTGGCACTCGTTCGCTAGCCAGCTGCTGACAGGGTTCCTTGGTGCGCCTCCGGTTCTGTACGACAAAGCCTTTGCCAAGCAGGCTGGGGTGGATGCCGAGATATTCCAGAAGTTCGTTGGCTGGGATAAGAACGTGGAGCGTGCGCTGGAGATACCGCGTACCTGTACAGATGAGCAGATCCTGATCCACTCGGTAGCTACCAAACAGATTGTGGACAAGTACCGTTCAGCCGCTGTGCCTGTCACTGAGTTTTGGTACATGTGCAACGAGTTGATCCACATTTCGCTGGCGGGTGGTAAGGAGCGGCGTCACAAAGGGCTGATATTCCGCAAGGGTGAGATTGTTCTACCCAGCGGATTGTCCCTCAAATACCCTGACCTAACAGCTACACCGGATGAGAAAGGCCGTGTACAATGGCACTACGGTAAGGACAAAAAGAAGCTATACGGCGGCAAGGTCGTTGAAAACATTGTGCAAGCGGTAGCCCGTTGCGTGATGACTGACGGCATGCTGCGCATACAGAAGCGCTACCCTGTAGTGCTGACGGTGCACGATGAAGCGGTGGCTTTGGTGCCGGAGGCAGAAGCTGAGGCGGCGTATGACTTTATGCTTGACTGTATGACAACTGCGCCTAAGTACATGCCCGGCATCCCGCTGGCAGCTGATGGCGGCTGGGGTAAATGCTATGGAGATATTAAATAAGTTCGTTGTATACGAAGAGGGGTGGCCCTTACGGGCTTTCCCCACACTCGAAGGAGCAAGACAATGGGCGAACAGGAACTGTCGGCCACAAGAGTACGAAATAAGAAGCGGAGGCAAGGCCGTATCGGACGCACAATCACTGGAAGACACTATGAACTCGGAGGCACTATGGTAGAAATAACGGAAGCAGCAGCCAACCGCTCAAACCAGAAAGAAATAATGGCACACATAGAAGCGGTATTAAAAGCCGGCGATAAGCAAGTAGCCGGTACGCACTACAAAGACATGGGCGTTGAGCCTTGGGATGTAGTAGACACATGGCCGCTGGAGCAACGCATCGGGGCGTACCGACACGGCGCTCTTAAATACCTGATGCGTATGGGTAGCAAAGACGAGCAGCTGCAAGAGATTAAAAAGTGCGGGCACTACATAGAGAAACTTATTGAGGTATTGGAGGGAGCAAATGGCTGACCACATCGACGTGCCTTTAGCTTTTAAACTAAGCGGCAAACGCTACAAAGTTGTTGAGGTAGACTCGATGAAGACCGCCCGTGGCCGATCAATCATGGGGCAGCTGGACTTCGACAAGCGCTCGGTCTCTATTGCTACGCACAACGCTAGCACCGGTCGCAAGTACGACAAAGGGGAGATCGGTAACTCATTTCTTCACGAGCTAGTTCACGCTATACTGTTCGACATGGGTCACAAGCTGGCAACCGACGAAGGGTTTGTCACTAACTTTGCTGACCGATTACAAGAAGCGTTGGAGACATTCAAATACTAGGCACCAACATGACACACGAACAGTTAGAAAAGCTGGCAGATAAATACGGATCGTACTTAGATGACGATGGCGTTGATACTTGGAACTTCGACTTGTGGGAACTGCATGCGCTGCTGATCGCGGCGTTTGAGGAGATGAAACGTGCAACAAATTAAGTGGTCGCACATCCCCGGCTACGGCGCTGCCTATGAAGTTTCTTCTGCCGGTGAGGTGTATAGCACTACGCGTAGAGAGATTCTGAAAGATCGTTGGGGAGGCATTACCGAGCGTGTTCGTGCAGGTAGAAAGCTGGCTACGCGTGTAGATAAGCAGGGATACGTTCAAGTTAGACTAAGCGTTAGCGGCGTGGCGAAGACATGCAGACTGGCGCGAGTAGTTCTATTGGCGTTTCGTGGTGAAGCGGCTGGCAAAGAAGCCGCGCACTTAGATCACAACCCGCTTAACAACAGGCTGAGCAACCTACGCTGGGTATCTCGTGCAACAAACGAACGCCAGAAAACAAACGCTGGGCGTAGACCGGAAAGCACTCGCGGCATACTAGACGCGGACCACGTTAAAGAGATACGTGAATTTATTTCTTGCGGCTGGACTAATCTGGCAATAGCTGAAGAGTTTGGCGTACACCACTCAACAATAAGCTGTATACGAACGGGGAAAACATGGGCGCACATAAAATAAAATGGTCGCATAGTTCACTTAAAGACTTCGAGAGTTGCCAAAGAAAGTACCACGAGATCAAGGTTCTAAAGAAGTGGCCGTTCGAGCAACATGAGTCGGCCCTATACGGGGAGCAGCTGCACTTAGCTGCTGAGCTGTACGTTAAAGACGGCACCCCGATCCCACCCGCCTTCGCGTTCATCAAGCCTACAGTGGATGCGCTGCTGTCAAAGAAAGGCGACAAGTATCCCGAGCATGAGATGGCTCTGGACGAACAGCTGAACGTGGTTGATTGGAAAGACCCTAGCGTATGGGTGCGCGGTATCGCCGACCTGCTGATTATCGACGAGGAAGAAGGTATCGCTTGGTGTATTGACTACAAGACAGGTAGCGACCGCTACCCCGACACCAACCAGCTAGACCTGATGAGCTTGATGATCTTCAAGCATTTCCCCGAGATTCAAGAGGTTCGCAGCGCTCTCCTGTTTGTTGTCAAGAACAGCATGACCAAGCACAAGGTCACGCGTGAGCAGGAAGAAGCCCTCTGGTGGAAGTACCGGGAGCGTGTTGCACGCATCGCGGAATGTATGGATACTGCTGTGTGGCGGCCGAAGCAATCAGGCCTATGTAAGAAGTATTGCGGGGTCCTAACCTGTGAGTACAATGGGAGAACGTGATGAACGAAGGCTGGGAAGACTGACATGACGCAAGTCAACGGTAAAAGAAATTACAAGCATGCCTACAAACTCCAAAAGGAGTCAGGTGAAACGGACGACCAGATAGAGCGTCAACGCGCACGACGCGCGTATGACAAAGCGGGTGTAAACCGTGATGGTAAACACATCGACCACAAGACGCCCATTCGGGCTGGCGGTAAGTCGACAAAAGGTAACACGCGCTTGCGTAGCCCCAAGGCTAACATGGCCGACAACGGTAAAGGCAAGCGCAAATAAGGTTATTGAAAGACTGTGTGTGAGTAAGGTGAGGGTGTTGCACACGGCGCTGTAGGTCTTCTCCGGGACTACAGTTTCATACTAACTTCACCAGCGGGGGCGTCGGTTTCTGCTACGGTAGTTTTCCGCCGACGTGACCCCGCACTTATAAGACTGACAATTTGGAGAGCATTATGGAACACAACGACGCCGTTGATGCGGCGATGTATAGTTTTGGCCCTTTTACAACAAACGCTGGCGAATACGTGGTAGGGCCAGCAGCAAACAGCGCAATAACCAGCGCTAGGCACATTGGGGCTGTCTTAACAAACAAAGGCAAGCCCGTGGACATAAAGCCGTTCGAGGCTGAGCCGACTGAAGCGATGCTGGTGGATAAATCGTCGCCGTACAACATTGACCCAGAGACGCTGGCTAATCTATGGGTAGTACGTTTTGGTAAGGAATGGGTAGGAACTGAGCTGATTGCTAACACGGACGCAGAGACAGTGTTCTGGCAACACGCGACCAACCGCCTAAGGGAACTAGGCTACCTAGAGATGCACACGCTAGCGTCAAGCTACCGCGTAGTGCTGAGAATTGTCGAATAAAGGAGAACGACATGGGACTAGCAGAAAGCACGAAACGACTAGCCGCACGCTTTGGGCTTACCGAAGAAGCGTACGAAAAAGCCCTAGCGAGGAACGCGTACGAACAGAAAAAGTACGCAGGTGGTGAGTTGTTAGGTAACGCAGCGCAACAAGGCATAACGGGATGGGGCGCAGCGCAGCAAGCTGTCGATCTACAGAACGCTAAGGCGCACATGCAGATGGCGCAGCAACAAGCAGCGATGAACAACGCGTACGCGCAACAAATACGACCAGTAGACTTTAAGACTTTAGGCTGCTTTCACCTTGGCAACAACGCCGATTGGCCGTTCGATGAACTGAACGACGAGGGCTCGGTGTACAACATGGCGGTTCAGACCGCGATTGACTTAGCTATCAACAAATTTGGCTCGCGCTGGTTCAAAGACGACGAGACAGCTACGGCGCTGGAAGAGAACAAAGACTTCTGGCTTAAGGTTATGTCGAAGCTGTTTAAGGCCGGCAATTTGCAAAAAGAAACGTGGCGAGACTTCGACAGAGACTTGGTACAAACAGCGTGGAAAATTCTGGACATAGATCATGGAAATAGTCGATAACAAGGCGGTTACGTTCACAACGCGTAACCCTGCCAAGTACAGCATCATCCCTAAGAGCAAGCACGTAGCTGACCTCGGTAATGGGCTGCACCAGATGCTCGTGTATTGGGGGCTGGACGAAGCGCGTGTGCTGAAGAACCTTGGCCTGAAGAAAGTGCCATCGCCTATCAGCCGCGACTACGACTGGCCGGGCAGATTCAAACCGATGAGCCACCAAGTAGAAACCGCGAGCTTCCTGACGCTACATCGACGCTCGTTTGTGTTCAACGATCCGGGTACAGGCAAGACGTTGTCAGCGCTGTGGGCTGCCGACTACCTAATGAAGCGTGGAGAAGTGCGCCGCGTTCTTATCCTTTGCCCTCTGTCGATTATGGAATCGGCTTGGCTAGCGGACCTGAGCAACAGCATCATCCACCGCACAGCAATCGCCTGCCACCACCATAAGTCTGAGAAGCGCATTGAGATGGTTAAGAACGGCTACGAGTTCGTGATCGCCAACTACGACGGCCTGCCGCTGATCGCGGACACAATACTTAAGGATGAGACGTTCGACCTGATTATTGTGGACGAAGCCAACGCCTATAAAAACGTCAGCACTAAGCGCTGGAAGACGCTGGCCAAGCTGGTACGACCTGATACCTACCTGTGGATGATGACCGGTACACCGGCATCGCAGTCTCCGGAGGATGCGTTTGGTCTGGCTAAGCTGGTCAACCCCAAGGGCGTGCCGAACTTTATGACGGCGTGGCGGGACAAGACCATGCGCAAGGTGACGCAGTTCAAATGGATGCCGAAGGAAGAAGCCCCGCAGCTTGTGTTCGATGCGCTGCAACCGGCCATCAGGTTCAAGAAGTCGGAGTGCTTGGATTTACCACCGGTCATTACCGAGACGCGTGACGTACCCCTCACCGCGCAGCAAAAGAAGTTCTACAACATGCTCAAGGAACGCATGCTGGTCAGCGCAGCGGGGGAAACGATCACGGCGGTCAACGCTGCGGCTGGGGTCAACAAGCTCCTACAGATCAGCGCCGGCGCTGCATACACAGACGACAAGGAAGTGGTCGAGTTCGACTGCTCTAACCGACTGGCAGTTCTCATGGAGGTGTTGGAGGAAACCGACCGCAAGGTTTTGGTCTTTGCCCCGTTCCGGCACAGCATAGACACCATCGCAAGCCATCTGGAGAAGCACAAGATCCTGACGGCGGTCATCCACGGCGACGTGTCAGTAACCAAGCGCACCGCCATATTCAAGGCGTTCCAAGAAACGGACACCCCTCGGGTGCTGGTTATCCAGCCACAGTCTGCCTCGCACGGGGTAACGCTGACGGCAGCGGATACGGTGGTGTTCTGGGGGCCGGTCATGTCGGTGGAGACGTACATCCAGTGCTGCGCTCGCCCCGATCGCAAGGGTCAGGATTCTGACAAAGTTACTGTCATACACCTACAGGGCAGCGACATTGAGCGTCGCATGTTTAAGCAACTGGAAGGCCGGGTCGAAGACCACGGGCTGTTCATCAAACTCTACGAGGAGGAGATGAAATCAAAATAATTTGTAAAAGGCTTGACACCCGTGACAGAGGGTATAAACTGTCTAACACTATACAAACAACAGGAGAACATTGTGGACAACAATGAGGCCGTGTCTCTCGACACACTATGCAAGATCTACATGAAGATGCGTACCAAGATCAGCGAACTCAATGCCGAGGTCGCCAAGATCGAGGAGCAGAAAGAGCAGGTTTCTACTGCGATGCGCGACAAGCTGAAGGAGCTTGGTGTAAACTCAGTACGTACCGACCACGGTACTGTGACCATGCTCAAGAAGACCCGATACTACACACAGGATTGGGACTCCTTCAAAAACTTTGTTCTGGAAAACCAAGCAGTTGATCTGCTTGAGCGCCGTATTGCTCAAACCAATATGACACAGTTTCTGGAAGAAAACCCCGGCCTTGTGCCACCCGGCTTAAACGCCGACCAGAAGTTCGATGTATCCGTTCGTAAACCTACCAAGTAACCAAGGAGAATCAAGATGTCAAACGACATGGCTCTGTTTAACCCAAACCAAATGCCGGCCTTTGCAAAGGGTCGCCAACTTACTGACCTAGCCCTGACGCTGAATACCGGTGGGGACTCCGGCAAGCGTATCTCGGTTAAGGGCGGTGTGTTCCGTCTGATCGCTGGTGGCAAAGAAATTGCTCAGATCGAAGAACGCCACCTCGACGTGGTCATCTGCGCCGCGGCTCCAAAGGTAAGCCGTACGTACTACGAAGGTAAATGGGATCCTACAGCTAAGGCCACTCCTCCGGCATGCTGGTCGTCAGACGGTGATAAGCCGGACGAAGCTGTTAAGAAACCGCAAGCTAGCGCCTGCATGAGCTGCCCGCAGAACGTGGCTGGCTCGGGTCAAGGTAACTCCAAGGCCTGCCGTTTTGAACGCCGCGTGGCTGTTGTTCTGGCTAACGACATTGACGGTGACGTGCTGCAACTGGCGCTACCCTCGACCTCGATTTTCGGAGACGCTGAGAACGGCAACCACCCGCTACATGCGTACGTTAAGGCGCTGTCTGCCCAGAACATCAGCCCGGACATGGTGATTACCCGCATCAAGTTCGACACCAGCGCTGAGCATCCTAAGCTGTTCTTCAAGCCACAGGGTTGGCTGAACGAGGAGCAGTTCAACGTGGTGCAGGAAAAGGGTAAGTCGCCGGAAGCTATTAAGGCAATTACGCTTACTGTTTCCCAGCAGGACGGTGTAAAATCAGAGGCTTCGGTAGCCGAACAGGAGGAGTTTGCTCCTGCACCGGCCGCTGCTGCGAAGAAGAAAGCGGCCGCTAAAACAGCTCCGGCACCAGAAGTCGAAGAAGCCCCGGCTGAACCGACTGTCCGCAAGGATAAAGAAGCTCCGCAGCAAGTACCGGCAAACGATCTCGCAGCTCTGGCTAACGCTTGGGGCGACGACGACTAATAGGGACCCGGGGGCTTCGGCCCCCGCTTCGGAGAAACAAATGGGCTATTCTGAGAAACTACGACAACGCGTTGAGCAGTCACCGCGCACGCTTGGTAATCAGCTTGGTCGTTGGGCGATCTACCATGACGTATCCGCGCAGAAGCTAGCGCTTGTTACGGGGGCGACGCGCCAGACGATCTACAACTGGTTTACTGGCAGCGCTGTAATTCCAGCGTACCGAGAGCGAGTAGAATACGTACTAAAGACTCTCATCAATTCACAATCTGGCGAAGACGCTTGGAGGGCGCTATGTCAACAATTCAATCTACAAACCTGACAGACCTAGAACTGGCTACCGAAGCTGGGTGGCAGCTGCAAAAGAACAACGGCGGTATGACGTTGGTTATGCAGATGGAACTGCTCAAGCGCTTCACCCGGTATGCGCAGAACGAACGCGCAGCGTACAAGAAGATCGACCGCAACCAGCTCGAGCTTCCCCTGTAACTTAGTCTGAAGGATTGTCATGCCCCCGCTGGATTTCCTAGCGGCTGTGCTCCCGTCTTCCGGTTTTTACTGCGTTGCGGAGCTAAGCTCGAATAAAAAAGAACATCGGTACGTTACAACGATTAACGAGCTGGAGGAGATAGCAAATGGGTTTGATGCGTCGCACAAGGATGCGTACTTTGCGCTGGCGTCTTTTACAGAAGCCGGGGAACGCAAAGCAGATAAAGCGCTGTATCTACGCTCGTGCTTCTTCGACATCGACTGTGGTGAAGGCAAGGACTACCCAAACAAGAAACAGGCGCTGGAAGCTCTCGTACAGTTTATCGACGCTACCGAACTTGGTGCTTTGGGTAATCCGTGGGTCGTATCGTCAGGAGGTGGTCTTCATGTTTATTGGCCGTTTACTGTGGATGTACCAGCCGAGCTATGGCGAGGAACGGCTGAGAACCTTAAGAGACTGGCTAAGCAACACAGCTTTGCCATCGACCCGTCGGTAACTGCTGACCGCGCCCGTGTGCTTCGTGTACCC